AGGACGTTTTATCTTTAGCCTCTCCACCCTGGCCTACCAGGAGCTGCAACGGCAAACCGAGTACCGGCACGCGAGCAGCTCGCGTGTGGGGGCGCCGCCGGCGCGTCAGTTCGTGGGCAAGGGCGACGACAGCATAACCCTGCCCGGCTGGGTCGCGCCGGAGCTTACGGGTACCGCTGCCAGTTTGGACGTGCTGCGCTACATGGCTGAGTCCGGCTCGGCCTGGCCCATGATCGAAGGCACTGGCCGGATCCTGGGCGTGTGGGTGATCGAAAGCATCAGCGAGACCAGGACGATCTTCTTTCGTGACGGCGCGGCTCGACGTATAGAATTCACCCTGTCGCTCAAGCGCATCGATAACGACCGCACCGATATCCTCGGTGCCGGCATCGCCTCGGCCAATGGCATCCTGCGGAGCATCTTATGATCCGCGAGGCCATCGACCAGGCCACTGGCCAACTGCGCAAGCTGTACGACCAAGAGGTCAACGGTGCCAGCTATCCAGTCGCTATCTACAAGCTCACCGTCGACGGGACGGACATCAGCAACCTGATAGCGCCGCGGCTGATCAGTCTGGACCTGACCGATAACCGAGGCCTGGAAGCGGATCAGCTCAGCATTGTGCTGAGCGACCAAGATGGCCTGCTCGCTATTCCACAGCGCGGAGCCAAGGTGCGTCTCTGGCTGGGCTGGAATACCACCGGGCTGGTCGACAAGGGCACGTATATCGTCGATGAGACAGAGCACAGCGGCGCGCCGGACGTGCTGAGCATTCGTGCCCGCAGTGCGGACCTGAGAAAGACGCTCAAGGCTAAGCGAGACGCCGGCTACACCAACACCACCCTGGGTACGATTCTGCGCACCATCGCCACCCGGCAAGGCCTCACGCCGGTCATTGCCAAGGAGCTGGACACGCTTCAGGTGCTACAGCTGGACCAGACCGGCGAATCCGACGCCAACCTACTCACCCGCCTGGGCGAGGATCATGATGCGGTGGCCACCATCAAGGCCGGTCGGCTGATCTTCATCCAGCAGGGCAAGGGCAAGACAGCCAGCGGCGCGGATCTGGGCCATATCACCCTCACCCGTGAGGACGGCGACCAGCACAGCTACCTGCAGGCGGATCGGGAGAGCTACGAAGGCGTCCGCGCGTATTACTACGATGTAAACAGCGCGAAGAAGCAGCACGCCATTGCCGGTGGCGGCGATAACCTCAAGGATCTGCGACACACCTACAGCGATCAGGCCAGTGCCCTGCGTGCCGCACGCGCTGAATGGAATCGCCTGCAACGCGGGACCGCCATCCTCACCTACCAGCTGGCCCTGGGCCGGCCGGATTTGATTCCCGAACTTAGCTACACGCTCATAGGCGTCAAGGCCGAGATCGACGCGATCATCTGGCATGGCGGCAACGTCCAGCACAGCCTCACCGCAGACGGTGGCTACACCACGCGGCTGGATTTGGAAGCCAAGCTACCCGAAGACTTGGTTTCGGATCTATTCGAGGAAGTCCAGGGCGACTATACCGGCGTGATTGCATACTACCGTGACAAGGCGACCGGCAAGGAGATAGCGGCGACGGCAGGCGATCAGACCAAGCCTAAGCGGTTGCATTACCTGTATGCCAATAAGCACACGGCAAAGCACGCCGTAGAGCGGGAGTGGCGTAAAGTAAATGAATATAAAGCAGATTAAGGATACTAACGTGCAGCTCGTAATTCAGTTTCCTAAGAACTTGGTAACGGAGCTACTTATCCAGCAAAAGGACATCCCTTGCTTCTGCAAAATAGCGAAGGACTTTGAGCTGGATTTTACCGAGTCGATACCTCAGGTCTCAGGAAAAGTCATCCACTGGGATAGAAGAGAGCTGGAGCTGCGTGCGGAGCCTGGAGCAGGAGGAGAGTACACCCATTACCGTAATGGGCTGGTATCTCTACAAGAGACGGAGCAAAAAGATGTTTATAACATCATAGATCTGAAGCTTTTTTACTACCACTTAGGGTGGTGCTCAGTTATCACTAATGGTGAATATAGCGCCTACGTACCTGAAGACTTCTAATGTCTCAATGCTCTCAGTTAATAGAGCGAAGTCTTGGCGTCAAACAGCATTCGCCGCATGGGTGTCCATGCGTCTCGGCTCATATCCTGGGCTAGCAGAACTCACGTCTTTCCCTAATGCCTTCAAGCAGGCTTCTGCTAATGGCCGCTTTCGTCTCATTAATACTACCCCTATGCCAACAAGCAGACTGAGAAGCGCGCCGTAGAGCGGGAGTGGAAAAGGATACAGAAAGCAAAGGCGACGGGATAGGCACACAAAAAGTGTCTATACAGTATTGTGAACTGTATCTATATACACTACCATTCATCTAATACTGGTTAGTTATACAGTGTTTTTTGTGTGACAGGATCTACAAAAGGAATTGTTTTACTGATGTACAAGCATAATGGATTTATTGCAGATCCTGTAGACACAAAAGCCCAGCTGTCGGGCTGGGTCATTTTTCTTCACGATAGCTTACTGAAGCTAGGCGTTACTTTTTTGCAGCTCCTGACAGGCTTCGTAGCACGTTGCGAGCTGTCTCCCTCTCCGCTTCAGGAAGATTCCGAATATAGCCCAGCATCTCCGAGTCATAAGGAGATAAAACCAGCCCAGCTTGTTCGATGTGCTGCCCAGTCAATACATAGATTACGTCTATACCTGCCTCAGCGATGGCTGAAAGATATCCCGTATCCGGATGACCATTATTTTTCTCGTATTTGATTTGGGTAACTTTCCCAACGCCACCAATTGCTGCCAGTTGAGGCTGAGTCAGACCTAAACGTACTCGCTCTTCCTTAAGTCGCAAACCGTCAAAGGACAAAAAATTAAACCTCTTTATTGACACGTTCATAAAAATGAACCAGTCTTGTAAGTAAATTTACTAGAATCACACGGTTTTGCACTATGCCGAACGCAGACATCCCCGAGCAAGCACGGAATCAGGCTAAAAACAGGCTTAAACGGCTCGGAATTACTGCCAAGGACTTCGCAAAAGCGAACAAGCTGAGCCCTAGTACGGTGTATGCCGTACTGAATGGGCAAAAGAAGTGTGTGCGGGGAGAGTCTCACCGCGCCGCTGTACTGCTCGGTCTCAAAAACGGCGTGGTTCTAAGTTAATTCCTGAAGGCTTAAAGAGAAACGAGAACATGAAAAAGAGCGTTCTAGAGACTCGCCGTCAGGTGGCCAGCGCCGTGATCTGTGACTATCCAGGCGGCCGCGAATGTGCAGCCGCTCGATTGGGCATGCCGCTCAAGAAGTTTGACAACCACCTGTATGAGAACGCGGGCAGCCGTCCTCTGACTGACGACCAGATCGTCCAGCTGGAAAAGGATGCGGGTACCACGCATTTGCCGGACTACATCGCGGCCCAATACGGCGGTGTGTTCGTGAAGCTCGACGAGGCGGGCAACCTGGACAACATCGATCTGTACACCTTTGCCGTGAACACCTCGACCAAGCGCGGGCTGGTCGACCAGATCATTGCCAAGGCTTTAGAAGACGGCGTCGTGGATGAAAGCGAGATAGCTCAGATCCTGGCGGCACATCGTCAACACATGAGCGCGCGCTGCACTGAGGTGTACTCGGTTATTGCGTTGCACTCGAAACCGTCAGGCTCAAGGCACTGACCGCCTAGCCAGTACAAACGCAAGGCCCTGCAGTATCAAAGGTAACGAGAATGAAGTACGTACCTGAAGAATTAGGCCTCAACGCCACCGCTTCCGAGGATAGGGGAGCTGCAAAACCATGGGAGCAATGGCAATGAAATGCCCGAGCTGCCGTGAAAAGCTCCGTATGCGCACCACAGAAGAGGAGGCACCATGCTTCAAGAATGTATGGTACGAGTGCACCAATTTCGACTGTGGGGCGACCTTCAAGGGTCATCAGACCATCGTTCACCAGATCCGGCCATCTGCGCTGGAGCAGCCTTATCACGTGGTGCCCATGGCTCCGACCGTGACCGGGAAGCTCAAGCCCAAGATCCCGCAGGGCTCCACCAAGCCAGCCTCGCTGGATAAATCTGGTTCGGAGCAGCGTCCATGAACATTCAGCCCCCTGAACACTACCTGGACAGCATGCAGGCCGCTGCCCTCTCCTTCCTAATTCGTCACCAAGCCGAACACCTGAGCAATACGGATCAGCTGATCGAGCGCGCCGTGACCCACCTCAACGAGCGGTTGCAGGTGCCAGAACACACGGCCAAGCGCCTGGTCGAGCGTGCCTATTCCGAACTCAAGCCCGAGCCTGAGCATCGCTACCTGGACGTAGACAGCAGCACCGGCCTGGTCGCCGTGCTTGTGGATCCGGAGTCTGGCCGGCGTTATCGAATACCCATAGCGGAAGTCTTCGCGGCGTGTATCGACGATCCGGATCTGCCGCCTAAACCAAGCTCAACTCACTAATACCAGCCCAAAATTCTCAATGGGTTTGGGGAAGCTTTGCCCGCTGTACAAGGAAACGTTATGCAAACCGCTCAAAACACCGCTGCAAAGGTCCTGCAGCGTACAAGCAGAAAGCGTCGTGCCCCGGCTGATTCGCCGGCCTCTGCGCTCTATGCAGCGGTGTCTGTTCGCGGCAAGCCTTCCCTTCCAGACATGGCCAAAAGCAACCTGGCCAAGTTATCTGAAAAGCAGTGCAAGACGTTCCTGGGTGAAGCGGCAAAGCGTATCAAGGCCGAAGCCAATACGCGCGCCGGTAAATGGCTGCGCAACCTCGATCGGCTGCATAAGTCCGGCCGTCGAACTCGGCAGGAAAGCTGGGACAAGCTCGCGGCGATTATTGAGCCCATGCTGGCCAGACTGGATATGGCCACAATGGTGCTTGGCTGGCTGGATAATGAGGGCCAGTTTCGTCTCAATCTTCAAAACCGTATCGCGGTAGATTCAAACCTCAAGCAATGTGCGCTATCTAGGCTACTGAAGCTACTCAGCGAGGCACGATATATCCGCCGCGTACACAAACGCCTCTATCAAGACGGCAAGCGTTGGATCACCCGTACCATGATTGTGCTTCGGCCACGCTTCTTCATCGAGCTAGGCCTGGCCCATCAGCTGGCCCAGGCACGCACACGAAAGAAAGAGAAACGCCGCGCAAAGCTCGCTGAGATCGCACGACGTCAAAACCAGCAAGCACTCCAAGAGCTAGCTGATAATCAAGCAAGAGTCGCACGTAAGCGCAGCTTTCAGGCACGTGAGCGCATCACAGCAGAGCGCGCACTAGATGAGCAGCAGCAACAGACACGCCGTAACCAAGCTGCAGATCTAGCAGAGTTCGCCAAGCAACATAAGCACCTAGAATACTCAGACGTAATCAGGCTCTGGAAGAGTTTGAACCAAGCTTAATCCCTCTCAACAAATTCAAACCGTCTCAGGCGGTGCCTCTACTCGTCTACACCCTGCCCTCCCCTGCTTTTTCAGCTCATAGCCAGCTCAGGTGAACCCAAAACTGAGTCCAAGCCGTTGGCCAAGCGTATTCCAGAAATACGGTTAATGCTGTAATGCTGGTATTACTAGTGATAACTGCAAATTTAGGTGTGCTGTGGTACCAGCTACGCTTATAAAACAGAGCCTTTGGATCGTGCCGGTATCAACTCCGTACAGACCTGATGCATTTGTATTGATGCTTCCCCGACTTCGCGCCTACAGGCGCGCGGGGTCCCCTAGGTTCCCACTGGAACAACAGAGCTGCTTGAGTGTTCTCGCGCCCTTCCAGTCATTGCACGCCGCACAACCATCAAGGTTTCCCTAACAGTTCTGAGCGGCGGCGTTTCACTCCTTCACGGCGCTGCCTTTCGGCTTCGTCTCGCAAGCGAGCCGGGGCAAACAATAAGGGGGCGGTCGAGGTCTTTCGCAGCGGGTTTTCAGAGCCTTTAAGAGCAGGCAAAGCGTCACATGAGAAGCAGATCCGTAGGCGCGCGATGGGGGCCGCAGAAAAGGGGGACCTCTGCAGGGTTTTGCAGGGTTTTCCTAACGGTGAAAATGCCGCGCAGGCCCCGTAGTGGGCCGCTCAGAGGCCAGCGCAGGGGTGCAGAAAAAGCGACCTATTTAGCCCCCAGGCGTCGTGGGGGGACGATTGCGCGCGCCGGGTGCTGGAGCTTGGTGATTTTCCTCGCGCGTGCTTTTGGGGACGTTCTATCTAGACGTCGCCAGCGCGTAGCGAGCACAGATAGTGAAGCGGAGCTCCTACATGCGATACATGTATGAAATACATTCAAAGTAATTACGATATACATATTTCATACGTATAAAATATGTATTGCATATGTATTTGGTATTGATATCATCCGTACCGCATACATAACCAGATGCCACGGGAGGCGTCATGATCGTTCTCATCGGCAATACGAAAGGCGGTACCGGCAAGAGCACCACTTCCGTTCAGCTCGCAGTCGCACGAGCTAACCAAGGCAAGAATGTTTGGCTGGTCGATGGAGATCCGCAGAACAGTTCCGGCCAGGCTATTACGCTTCGTTTGATGGATGGAGTAAAACCAGCCGTCGCTGCATCCCATTACCCGAAAGGCGATGACTTCTACGTCCAGGTTGAGCATCAATCCAAACTTTATGATGACGTAATCCTGGACTGTGGTGGTTTCGATAGCGAGTCGTTGCGTTCCGCCTTGGCCTTGGCCGATGTACTAGTGGTCCCGTTCCAACCTCGCGCCTTCGACACTTGGGCACTTAGCAAAATGGCTTCTCTTATAGATGAAGCACAACGCGCACGTTCGCGAGCCAAGATTCAACCCCTCCGTGTGCATGCCATGCTTTCTATGGCTGATCCTGGTGTGAATGCCTCTGACAACCTTGAAGCTGAAAGGGTACTCGAGCATTACCCGCAACTTCCTTTCTTGGATGCATCGCTCGGCGATCGAAAGGCATTTGCTGTTGCATCAAGCCGCGGGCTTAGCGTCGATGAACTTGAGCGTAAGGATCAGAAAGCCAGCTTCGAGCTCAAGCGCCTGGTGCGTCATATCTTTGGAGATGTTGAATGAAAAAGAAGGTATCGATGCTTCCCCCTGGAATGGCTCCAGCTGCACCAACCGAGCAGCCAGATAACCAAGCCATAAAGCAGTTCATCCAGGGTGCTCCCGATAGCGGTAAACCAGCCGAAACTGAGGTGCCTAAAAAGAAGAAGAAAAGGGAGCCGGTAACGATGCTTTATCCATCCGATCTGCTTGAGCGTGTAGATGAATTTGTTCGAAATGACGAGGTTTTGAACACCAGGACAGCTTTCGTTATGCAAGCTATTCGGAATGAACTCAAGCGGCTACAGGAGTGAGCCGCTTGTTTCAACGCTCAGTCTATATGCTACTGCACATATGAAATACGTATAATATACGTATTTCATGAATATAAAATACATATTTATTGAGTATGTCATAGGTAAATCATACGTATAACGTAAGTATTTCATATGTATTTGCTTTTCGTGCTACAAATTCCGGACTTTTCCGGGATAGGGGCCGATGACTTAGAAATGGGCTAGAAAGCCTTTCCTGATCAACGCTTTTCAGCAGATCTGTTAGTTAATAGCGGGTCTCATGCTACAAATGCCGGACTTTCCGATTTTCATAGCGACTAGGGGAGGGGGGTAGCTTACCCGGTGCTACAAATTCTGGACTTTTGCTCTTAAAAAAGACTTAAAAAATCAGTGTTCTTGATCTGTTTTTTTATCTTGTTTTTTAACTTGTTTATAGAGATCGCTGCAGGCCTTTAGCCATGCGGCTTCCAGCGAAGCGCGTGCTACAAATTCCGGACTTTGCGCTACAAATTCCGAACTCTCTGCTACAAAAAACGGATGTTATCCACATTCGAGCTACAAATTCCGGACATGTAGCAGATAGGCTTTTGATTGGATACACTCGGCCTTTCATTCCCGGCATGTGACTCATTATGACGGACCTGATGATCGACGAGGCCGACCACTGGGTAGTAAAGGGCAACGCTCTGTTAGAGGCGGCATACAAGATGACGCTCCAGGAGAAGCGCTTGCTTTTGCTGGCCATCTCCAAAATCGACTCTCGTAAGCCAATCCCTGAGCCGATTCGTATCTATGCGCATGAGTTTGCCCAGGCATACAACCTGCCGGGAAAATGGGCCTATGAGGCTATCAAGGAAGCAACAGAAAGCCTGTACCACTGCACGATCAAGATCCCAGAAGTAGCAAACAGCCCCGAGGACGAATACCGCTGGATTTGGCGTAAGAGCACGACCAAATATGATGGCTTCGTTGAGCTGTACTTCACGCCAGTGGTTGCACCCTACCTATCTGAACTGACAGGCGATTTCACGCGCTACAAGCTGATGCGTGTGGCTAACCTAACCTCAGTCCATAGCGTGCGGCTATTCGAGATGTTCATGCGCTATGAGGTCGAGGGTTTCGGCTACTGGATCGTCAAGCTGGACGATTTCCGCGAGCGCCTTGGCCTGGGCAAAGCGTACGAGCGTATGAGCAATCTACGGACGCGCGTGCTGGATCCGGTAAAGAACGAGCTACCCGAGAAGGCCAATATGGTGATGGACTATGAAATCATCAAAAAGGGCAGGGTACCCGACCGGTTGAAGTTTACGTTTTACTCAACGACAGACGCTGAAGCGCTGCCCATATCATCCGATCGAGGATAGAAGAGACCATGCTAATAGTTCGCTTAAAAAACGGTGTTACCTTAAATTTTGAGCGATCTATCGGCAATGCAGGAAAGCATGGTATCTGGGAGTTTCACCGTGCGGCTAACTCTTACATGCGGCCGCCGAACTACACGCCTTTCCGGCATGCCGCGATACTTCCATCAGACCCCAGTCCTAACCAGACTGTAAGCGTAGCAATCTGTGCTCCGGGGATGCCTGAGTCAGACTGGATTCCCGTAGGCGAGGGGACCGCTACGCATGAGGAATGGTAGCGGCGTTCTTCGCATAACATCCATTGTGTTAAATGACCGCTATCGGCCATAAGCGGACCGTCAGAATCATCAAAAAACCTAGATCAGCGTATGGCAAACTGTCGTAATTCTCTCGCCAGCCCCTAAGGCGAGGCCTCCAGTCGCTTTGTTTGGCGACAAGGTAAGCGCAGTTTACCGCGTCAAAACCCTTACCAGCGCTCGGCGATAGCGCCTGAAGGATGTCCCGGAGAATATGCTGGAGGCGTTGACCGCGATTCAGTGCCGTGATATCTAATTACCATCGGGTTTGGGGCACAATTTAACTTTCCACTGACTATATGCGGTGGCCACTGCAAGGGTAGCTTTGCCTGATCGCGCTATACGGTTACGTTACTGATGGCGACGGTAAAAGAGAAAATAGCCCCAAAGCCCGGTACTACGAATGGATATCGACGAGGATTTCAAGGATTTATTTGGCCCGGGTTTCAAGAGCCTCGATGGGTTCTGCCAGCTATTAGAAGTTGATAGAGACAAACTACTCAACTTCCTTTACAACAGGAAAGGCAGCCATTACGTTAGCTTTCTCATCTTAAAGAAAAACAAAACCCATCGCTGCATTAAAGCACCCATACGGGTAATGAAGAAAATTCAGCATGCGCTTTTGCCGCATCTCGAAAAATTCTATTCCCCCAAGCCTTCCAGTCATGGCTTCGTCAAGGGAAGGAACGTCAAGACAAATGCTCAAATCCATTCCGGAAAGAGATATGTGTTCAACATTGATCTGAAGGATTTTTTCGAAAGCATCCATTTTGGGCGAGTCAGAAATTTATTCATGGCCCCCCCATTTAGTGCACCCTACAATGTTGCGACTGTTATGGCGCATATTTGTTGCAGCGACGGAAAATTAGCTCAAGGCTCCCCAACCTCACCGCTAATATCGAACATGATTTGCCGGAAGCTAGACTCACAAATTCAGGCCCTAGCAAAATCAAGTAAATGTCATTTTACACGGTACGCTGACGACATTACGTTTTCCTTTACCTGTACTGAAAAATACTTACCGAAAGATATTGTCGAAGTCTCCGAGGACGGCAGAGCGATACCTGGGTGCGTACTGGAGGAGATCATCAAATCCAATGGTTTCATCATAAACTCCGAAAAAACGCGTCTTCAGCACCGGACGCAGCGCCAGATGGTAACGGGCCTGGTCGTCAATGAGATGCCAAACGTAACCAGAGAATTCATCCGTTTAACGAGTTCGATGATCAACGCTCTTAAACGCTACGGGCCTGAGCTGGCAGAAGCCAAGTATTTGGAAATTCTGAAGAGCGAGAATCAGCCGCTTCAGCCTCGACAAACTCTGCGGGCGAAGGGGAATTCTGGCGATTTTTTTATCAAGGTGGTCAAAGGGCGACTGAATTATATTCAAATGATTCGCGGTCGAGGTGACAAGATCTATCGTCGCTTGGCATATGAATTCACAGTAGCTATAGGCAAAGAGAATCTTGAGTTCAAAAAATCACCTGAAGAGATCTTAGGAAACTCAATTTTTGTCGTTAACAACATCATTGAGGAATCTCAGGGGACGGCCTTCCTTCTGGATGGGGTCGGCATCGTTACCAATGAACACGTTGTGACGGGGGTATCTAAAACGATCGCTCGTCACTCCATTTCATTCAAGCGTGCCGGCGATACGAGAGAGTACTCAGCAGAGCTTATCCTTTCGGACAAAAAAGCAGACTTGGCTATTTTTCATCCCAATGAAGAGTTCCGAAACATACCCGCCCTGCGCAAGTCCGACAAAACGATTATTCGCCCCACGGATCCAGTTCTATCGATCGGTTTCCCTAAGCATCGAGACGGTACCGCGCACTACATCGCAAAAGGCCATACTACTCAGCGACGCCGCCAGGTCGACCTAGATCTGTGGTTGGTTGATTTCACGCTGATGGAGGGAAATAGTGGTGGTCCTATGTTCAACGACTCCATGGAAGTGATCGGTATCACAGCTAGAGGAGCAAGAAATAATATCGATGCAGCGCTTTACGGCTTTATACCACTAGAAAGCTTGAACAGTTTTATAAACAGAGCGGACTTTCTACTTCTGAAAAGGTTGTACGACTATCTAGGCAACGGATCACTAAGCCTCCTCCCTAGAGTTCTTGGCAAGGGGCTTTTTAGCAGTACCTACCAAATAAAGCTCCATAAGGAACGCCTTCAGCAAGCTAAGGCAGTTTAATGAATGATCAAAGTACAATGGCTAGTTTGCCTCGCCCCAAGCGACTTAACATCCATTCTTCTGTTTGGCACACAATCACACATAAGTCACAATACTCCTGCGTCGAGAGCTGCCCGGGTACGCCATGAGAATCATGGGTAAGATGAGTCGAGTCGGGACGCATCAGCGCGACCTTGTACCTGACAGCCATCGACATGCATGGTGTGAGCTACTCGCTTCGTTGATGCCTGCAAACTATAGTCGTCTTATAAACGCGGCAGAAGAGTCCGCCTTTGGTCGATAGCTGTCATTTAATGTGGGTAGTTACTGGGTCGCTACAGGACGCCTACGCACAACACCCAATATATAAAAGCCTCGATCAGAGGGCTTTCTGCTTCTACAAAATAGAAAGCTGGTCATCCGACTGCATTAGCGCAGCCGTCTCTCGTTTGAACCGGGACACTGTACTGGTCGAGCAGCCGAGTAGATCCGCCGTCTTACGAACAGAGAAGCCTTTAGCCAAACATTCCTGAATCCTGCGCCGTTGCTCTTGGTCGGTTTGCCGACCCCGGTACAAGCCTGTGCTTTTGGCTTTTTCGATGCCTTGTATTTGCCGCTCGCGCCGTATGTCGTAGTCCTTGCGCGCAAATGCGGCCATGAATTCCAGAAACATCTGGCTGATCGCTTTAAGCATCCACTCTTGAATGCTGTCTTCGCCCGTAGGTTTGAGTACAGCATGTGTGATGGGCAGATCGAGCGCGACGACCTGAAGACCTGCCGCTGCGATCTGGTTACGCAACTGCTCCCAGGCCGATCTGGGGAGGCGGGTCAGACGGTCGACTGATTCGACTAGGAGCACATCGCCAGGTGAAGCGTCAGCAAGTAGCCGCAGCAGCTCGGAGCGGTCCACTGTCGTGCCCGAGGCATTCTCAATATAGAAGGCAGCGATACGGACACTTTGATCGGCTGCGAAGGATTGAAGCGTCTTTCGAGCCCGGTTGGCGTCCTGGTCGTCAGTGCTGGCTCGAAGGTAGGCGCGAATGAACATTTATGGCCTCAGGTGTAGTCGTTAGGTGTAGCGAATTATAGGTGTAGTCGTATAAGTCCTTTTACCTATTTATCGCTACACCTGAAAGGCCTGTTTTGGGTGTAGTCGCTGGGGTATACCTTACTGACTACAAAAATAGTCGTAATTTTAAGGAGATTTTGATGAGACAATTTGATCAGCAATCGGAGATGGATGAGGAGCTACAAGCTTTTTTGTGCGCCCAACGTGCGGAATTCGAAGAGCGTACTTACTGGGTAAATCACTCATTAGGTGCTGAGAGCCATTGGTTATTTGAGCAGGCATACGAGGCGTTAAAACACGGATTGTATTTACCAGCGTGTACAGGATTCCTTACGGGAATCGAGGCGTCACTTCGCAATACAATGGCTCAGGTAAACAATCTAGCCCGTGTTGAGAGTGTGGACGATATATCACTACTAAGTAATGCTCTGCTACGTCAAGCGCGGGCCAACGGTATATCGATTGAAGCATTAATTTTTCCAAAAGAAGAGAACTTCGAAGACAAGCTAAAAACTCGGCAACAACCCGTCGAGATTGTTAGGGTTCGCCACAATTTTTGCCATGGGAATATCCTTGAGCATGTAAGAACAGCATACGAGACACCATTTTTTACACCTGAATGCTGTCGCGAACTTGCTGAAACGCTTCACATGATCTCGCGCAACTGGGTAGCGAGCCTAGGTATATATAGAAAACAGATTCTTGGTTTGAAGTAACAAACGAGCTGTTTAGAATTTACTCTAGACGAATATGGTATTTTGTAAGGTCTGTTAGTTCTAGTTATCTAAATCTGGATCGCTCGTCTTTCGAGAGTCAGTCCCGGCAGTGGCAGTTCTGCTTTTGATCATGAATGGATGTTTATGACTATGTACAAAAATGGAATGCGCCCAATTCATCCAGGAGAGATTCTTCGAGAGGAGTTTCTGAATCCGTCAGATACGTTAACCAAATGTTTTGCTCAGACAGCCTCTATCCCAGAAACCATACTGAACGACATCCTGTGTGAGCGTCAGGAGATAACATCTGACCTGGCTCTGTTACTCAGTAACGCTTTGGGTACTACAGCTAAGTTCTGGATGAACCTTCAGAGCGCATATGACTTACGCTTGGCCGAACTGGCAAAGATGACGACTCATGGCATTCAGACGCAATTCAAGAGGGGCTGGACGAGGCCGAAGCAGGCCAGATAATCGACCTTGAGGATATCAATTCCAAATGGATAGGCCGTGCAAAAACGCATTTATCCAAACAGAGCTCATAGAAAAGCCTCCATTTGGAGGCTTTTTCGTAAAGCAAGCAGGTAGCCTATCAAGCCTGTAGCGCAGAAATAACGTGGGTTGGGTCTTTCTCAACCTCGAAGATGTGGGAGGGCTCACGCTCCCCCGCAACGATTTCGTTCATCTGCTCCATGCTCTTGATCAGATCATCAAAGAGTTCTTTGTCCATATTTTTTGCTTACCAGCCAGCTATCTTAGTATTGTCTACCTTTCTAAGGACATGAGAATATTTTAATATATTATATAAATTATTCTCATGGTGCTGTTTATAATTTTTATATATGTTGATTATGGTTGTGTAGCTAATTGTTGGTAACCAATTAGATTGGCAGGGTTGATAGTTTCAAATTTCCATTTTGGTAAGGATTGTCTGTCTTTTTTATATTCATCCATTAATTTGTCTAGATCTGATGGTTTACTTATACCAAGAATTACTTTTGATTTTTCAAAATATGACTTGGATGAAGATCTTGCAAAAACTTCAAAAGCGCTATTGAATCTATCTAAATATAGTAGAGTTTCTGGAAACCATCGTGAATAAATATCCGTTTGTTTGATTTCGGAACGCATGAATAGAATGAAGTCAGCTTGCATTAAATGCTTAAAATCAATTCCTGACTGTGCATTCCTTTCTTTGAGTAAGGCTGCACGTAAAGATAGTTTGTTAAGCTTAAGTCTTCTGTTTCTATGATCAAGAACCCCTAGGTGTTCACTGAACGTCTCGTAGCTAGTCATAAGCTCTTTGTTATAATTTGACTTGCTTGGTGAGTAATACTGCTGTGTTAGAAATTTGTTTAATAGGTCAAACTTTTCATTTTTTGTGAAGATAGCTACAAGGTATAAGAATAATTCATGAATTATAAATTTAAAATTATCGAAGTCACATTCTTCCCAATAGTTCATGCTTTGGGGTCTATACATATAAGGTATTAGTCGCTCGAAAAATCTGTGTAGTTTGAGAATGTTTTCCTCCGTGGGGCTGTATTGTGCTATTGCGATAAAAAGGGAAATAGCTTCGTTTCTATAAGGAATGAAATCTTCTATATTACTTATTACTAGATCATCAAATTCTTTTTCTGAGTCTTTTATTACTCTAAAGTTTTCGATGTTTTCACTGAACAGTGTTAAGTATTCATCTAGTGATCCAGATGCAGAAGGCTTATTTTCTTTAATAGCTGATATTGTTCGTTTAAAACTAGCTGTTGTACCAAGAGATACGCTTTCTGCTTCATCCAAAAAGGATGGTCTTTTGCCAATGTCAGGCCTTTTATGTAAAGGCTTGTTATAAATCCATCTTAATAGTTTTTCAAAGTTTTCTGAATATTTGTCTGATTCGCTTAAATCAATGTATATCCTAGAGTTAAAATAAGTTGGAAGAAAAGCTTTTCCTTGGTTGTCTTTTTCAGTAATTATCGCTACAAATTTATCCTGATCTTGTCCTTCGTATATTCTTCTTGAGATTATTTGAGTCTCTGTTCCTACACCGCCAAGACGTCCATCTGCTTTGGCTGCGTATATTTCATCACAAATTAAAGCTACTTTTTTAATGTCTGGATCAGTAACCATTTTTTCCATAAAAGCTATAGCGTCATGGCCTTCTTTTAAATCCCATTTGTCAAGAATAACGTGCACGCCAGACTCAGATAAGTCGTTGGCTAGATCTATTACCCACTGTTCATGTGATGGGTTTGACCAGCTATATGATATAAATAGTTTTGGATTTTCCATAGATTTCACTTTTATAAAGGTATGTATAATAAATAAAATAATCCGCATTAAAAAGGCCCCTTTGCTGGGGCCTTTTTTTAAGCTGCTTCTACAACTACACGGATTCTTTTTCCCAATAGTTCTAAAGCATGTTCGACAGACTCTATTTTTGAATTATGTAGAAAGTCTACTAAACGATCTACCTGCGGCAAGTTAACGCCTAGTTTGCGGGCTAAGTCTGCTTTGCCCACACCTTGCTCGACCATTGCATTCCATAATGCAATTTTGGCTACTGTTAAAGCCGGTAGCCGAACAATATGCTGTCCTTTTTTAGGTTTAGATGCCGCTGGAATTGCTCTTCGTTGAGATACGTAAATTGATAAAGCCGACTCTAGTCCATCTACTGCTTCGAGTAAGGCTTCAGCCTCATCATCGCCTGCGCTATGCAGCTCTGGTATATCAGGGCTGCTTACCCAGACGCATCCATCTTCGACATGTACGTCTACTGGATACTCGTTCATATGCTACCTGTCTTATTACAAGTTAATCCGTCTCTAAGGACAGTCTTGAGGTCTGTTTACCGCCTCTCCTGGGCGTTTGGTTGTACGGAGTGTGCGAAGCTCTGAACAACAGGGCTCAATCGTTGAGCCCCAGCTGTTTCATGATCGACTTTCTCAGACCTTCGCCCATTTCCTTTGAGCCATGATCTGGGAATGTGGTTGCCTTGTCCCCCAAAGTCACCTTGAAGTGACTTCCTTTGGCGGGCTCAAAGTGAGCACCCTGAGCCTTTAACCACCGTCGAAATTCGCTATATTTCATGGATCACACTCCGCTGTTTCGACGATGACTATTACACAACATTTTTGTTGTGTTAGCAACAAAAATGTTGTGTTGGAGTGATTTTATTCTATGAGGTTTCAAATTGTTCAGAACAAGCCCGGCGGCTCGTCCTCTGGGTTCCAGCTAAAGATCAGCACCTCAGACGCACTCGCGCTCTTACCTCCACCGCCGACCGTATATTTCAGGTCGATCTTCTCGATGTGGAAAGCGCTGAACACCTCGCGGATCGCTGGGTGATCGTTCAGGCTGATGATGGCCTTGCCCTTGAGCTGGCCTAGCACACGGGCCATTTCCTCAAACTGCTCAAAGCCAAACGGCACGCCGTAGCCTTCCGTTTCCCAGTAGGGCGGATCCATATAAAAGAACGTATGTTCCCGGTCGTACTTCTTGATGCAGTCCTGCCAGGACAGGTGCTCGATGTAGGTCTGGGACAGGCGCAGGTGCGCTGCAGAAAGGTTCTCCTCGATGCGCAGGAGGTTCAGGCCGGGCGGTGTGGTGGTGGCAGTGCCATACGTCTGGCCTTCAACCTTGGCACCAAACGCCGACTGCTGCAGGTAGTAGAAGCGGGCCGCGCGCTGGATGTCGGTCAGGGTTTGCGGATCGGTCAGCTGCAGCCACTTGAACACCTGCCGGCTGGATAGCGCCCATTTGAACTGCCGGACAAATTCCTCCAGGTGATGCTGCACGACCCGGTACAGATTCACCAAGTCGCCATTTACGTCATTGAGCACCTCGACCTCCGCCGGCACTTGCCTCAGAAAGAAGAGGGCTGCGCCGCCGGCAAAGGGCTCGACATAGCAGGAGTGCTGCGGAAACAGCGGGAAGATACGGTCAGCCAGGCGGCGCTTGCCACCCATCCAGGGAATGATTGGGGAAGTCATCGTGAAGTCCTTTTCGTGTAGTGGTTTGGTTTATTGCTGTAAAGCGAGTTCATAAGGTTTAAAGCGAATTACCTCATCACCGATCCACTCGTTGAGCTGGGCTAGGCGCGCCTGGACGGGTTCGAGTTCATTAGCCGCGTAGATCAGTGCCGCGTCCCGGATCGAGCCAAAGCCCCCGGCGTTTTGCGGCACTATGCCCATCAGCTGCGGCGGAATGCGCAGGCCGGCGAGCATGTCGTCGCGGCTGATATTCTTGATCGAGCCAAAGTCATCCTTGGCCGCCACCTCGCTGATGGGGATGAGCTGGATGCCGTCCTTTTTGCCGTTGGGCGAGTACATGAAGAGGTTGCGGAAGTTGCCCGGCCCCTTGGCCGACTTGAGCGCCTGCCGCATGGCGTCCACGTCGCCCTCGTTCTGGGCCGGGTCGGTCATGTAGAGAATGAAACCGGCGTGGCTGCCGTTGTTGTAATACTTGCGGCGGAAGAGGGTGGCTGACTCATTCAAGAGCGCCGACTGCAGCGCAGCGATCCACTCGGGCAGGCCGTAGATCTCCTGGTTAATGTCTACCTCGCGTAGGTGGTAAATCGAGCCTGGCTCAAAGGCATGTTCCTCCCTCCAGGCCTGAACCATGTAGAACTGATCGTCCTTGCCACGGCGCATGTACTTAGCCAGAACAGGGGCGAGCGTGAGCGTGCTGCCCAGCATCGAGCGCCGGCGTTCCAGGTAGGCATTGCCAAAGGTCAGCCAATCCAGGACCAGCTGCTCGAAGGCTGCGCGGCTTAGGAGCTTATGCGGGATAAAGGTGCGGGCCAGCATGTTGCGCTTGAAGTTCAGGCCCGACTGCAGGTAAACGCTGGCCCGAACGGATTTAGCCAAGCCATCGAATGAGAGCGGCGGATCGTAGTAACGGCCGTTAAACCAGCACTCCAGGTAATCGAGCACCTCGCGGCTGTCGAGTACCGGGATGGCATCGCCAAAGGTAAAGGCTTCGATACCGGCTGAGGAAGAGCCAGTCGCTAGCACCGTTTCTGGTGGCAGCGCTTGAGTGGTCGTGCTCATCAATGAATCTCCATAAAGCCGGTATTGGCAGCGGTCTGCCCTTCGAGCGGCTCGTTGTGTAAGGCGTGAAATAAGGCCCAGGCGAGATCCGCATGGCCGGTCTCTTCATTGCGGCCGGCGGTGTAGGTGAACTGCCGGCCGCTTGCGGTGACGGTTTTGCGGATGGCCATCAGCGCGGCGGCCATGTCGGTCCAGCCAGCGTCGAATTCGAGGCGGCCGTTCTTGAGGACGTCAAAGGCCTTGAGGACCAGGCGTGTCTTGACCTCGGGCGAGTAGTTAAAGGTGGTTACGGCTGGGAAGAACTGCTTTACCAGCTGGGCCACACCGGCACCCATGCCAGTGGTATCGATGCCGATATAGGTCACCCAATAACGCTGGGTCACCTTGCGGATAAATTCAGCCTGGGCGGCAAAGTCCATGCCCTTGAACTGGTGACGTTCCAGGATGCGGAACTTGCCTCCCGGAACGAGCGGGGGAGCTACAACCACCAGGCCAGCGGTGTCGCCCGTTTCCGCCGGGTCGTAGCCAATCCAGACCTGACGATCCCCTAGGGGACGGGCCGCAAAGGGTTTGTAGTCCTCGGCCCATTCGACCCAGCTGTCTACCATGCACGGCTGCAGCATAGTCAGCGGAAAGATGGAGTCGCCATCGTTGACGAACTCGCACATCAAAAGGTTCTGGAAGGCCTCGGCCGCATATTCCATGCGCAGCTCTTCCAGGTCGAACAAGTCGCAGCCGCGCGCCTCGGCATCCAGGATGGTGACGATCTGACGCCAGATCTTGTCCTCGCACAGTCGGCCTTGCTGCAGGGCATCATGCGATACGTCGATCTTGAGGTGCTGCGCGGTTGGCTTGCCCTTATTCAGCCGCTCGCCTGTCCACCACTTATAGGCTTCATGAGCGATGCTTGAGGGCGTCGAGAAGTAGGTCTTTCGCCACTTCTTGTGCAGAGCCATGCCCGAGGCGACTTTATTCAGTTCCTCGAATTTGTAGGTCCAGAAGAATTCGTCAAAGTAGAAATTGCCCGAGCGGCCCTGGGCGGTGCGGGCATTGGTGCCCAGAAAATGCAGCTCGGCATTGTTGGGCAGCACGATGGGATCGCCGGTGAGCTGTCGGCCGAGCACTTCATTGACGAACGCCTGCATGTAGTTCTTGAACTGATGCGCCTGGGCCTTACTGGCTGACAGGAAGATCTGGTTACGGCCCGATACCAGGGCATCGATCAGGGCTTCGCGGGCAAAGTAGAACGTGGCCCCGATCTGCCGGCTCTTCAGGATCATTCGGGTTCGCTGGTTCATGGTCCGATACCAGTCCAGCTGGTAGTCGAAGCAGCCGTCCACAAAGGCCTCGGTCAGCTTCTCGATATCCTCTTCGCTAAAGTCGTTTTTCTTCGGCGGCTTCTTGGGCCCCTCGTTACGCTTAGCCAGGTTCGGATTCAGCTCGGTCTCGGTACCGCCATCCTTGAAACGCTGGATACGTGCCTGCCGCTCCAGCTGTCGGTGCAGGAGATCAATCTCCTTGAAGTCGCCGCCGGTCTTGGCCTCTTTCAGGATCAGCTGCACCAGACGCGCCTCGAGTGCTCCGCCGATGCGCTCGACGTTATCGGCCCGGTCCCATTCGTCGCGGGTCTTCCAGCTGTGCAAGGTCTTTTCTTTCTCGCCGGTGGCCTCGGTAATCTCGGAGATCCGCCACCCCATCCAGTAGAGAAACTTGGCTTGGCGGCGTGTATCCATCGGCAGGGTAAGGGTGGCTTCGTTCATGACAGGACTGGCTGTGTTTGATGGCCGTCAGTCTGCCGCCTCATCCCTCATCTGCTTAGCGCCGCATCTTGTAAACGGCCGATCTACAACCCCGGCTCGTTGCTGCGCCTCTCTCACAAAACGACCATGCCCTCACTGCCACCGCACCCCGCGATCCCCCGCATTGAGGACCTCACGGCATGAGCACTAAAAAGAAATTCCGTTCCAAGCAGTTCCGTGTCGCCGTCGAAGGCGCAACCACGGACGGCCGCACCATCGAGCGCAGCTGGATTGAGCAGATGGCTGCCAATTACGACCCCAAGGTCTACGGCGCACGCATCTGGATGGAGCATTTCCGTAGCACCTTGGCTGATTCTCCCTTCCGCGCCTATGGGGACGTCTTGGCCCTGTCGACGGGCGAAGTCGAAATCAATGGCGAGAAAAAGCTGGCCCTGTTTGCCCAGATCGAACCCACCGACGACCTGGTGAACATCGTCAATAACCTCAAGCAAAAGGTGTACACCTCCATCGAGGTCAACGAGAAGTTTGGCTCCTCCGGCCAGGCGTATCTAGTAGGTCTGGCCGTCACCGACAGCCCAGCCAGCATTGGCACCGAGATGCTTACCTTTGCGGCCCAGCATCCGGACATGAGCCCACTCAAGGCGCGCAAGCAATCCCCGGACAATCTCTTTACCGCCTGCGAAGAAACCAGCATCGAGCTGGAAGAAGTGCAGGAGAAACCCTCCATCGGAGCCGCCTTGTTCTCCCGCCTGCAGGACATGTTCAAGAGCAAGCAGGCCGAGGACAACCAGGCGTTTGCCCAGTTTGGCGAAGCTGTAGTCGAGCTGGCCGGCCACGTCCGTGACCAGGGCGAAGACCTCACCAAAGTTCAGGCTCAGCAAGGCGAATTCAGCCAGGGCCTGGAAGCACTCGAAGCGCGCCTGACCGCACTCACCGACACCCTTAGCAAGACCGCCGACCACAGCCAGCAGCAGCGCCCGCCGGCCACCGGCAGCGCTGGCCAGTTCCTCACCGCTTACTAAAACCTGCCGCACTTTCGGGAGAACCTCATGCGCAACGAAACACGTGCTCTATTCAATGGCTACCTGGACCAGGTGGCCAAGCTCAATGGCATTACCTCAGCCATCGTTAAATTCAACGTCGCGCCCAGCGTGCAGCAAAAGCTGGAAACCGCCATTCAGGAATCCAGCGCGCTGCTGCAAAAGATCAACGTCATTACCGTCACCGAGCAGGAGGGCGAATCTATCCTACTGGGAGTGAACGGTCCCATTGCCAGCCGTACCAATACGGCCGGTGGAAACCGCCGTAACCCGGCCGACCGCAGCGCGCTCAACAAGGACAGCTATAGCTGCAAGCAGACCAACTTTGACAGCGCCTTCCCCTATCCGCTGATCGATGCCTGGGCCAAGTTTCCCGACTTCCAGGTGCGCCTGTCCAAGGCCATCACGGATCGCCAGGCCCTTGACCGTCTTATGATCGGCTTCAATGGCATCAGCGCCGCGGCAGCGACTGATATCGCCGCCAACCCGCTTCTACAGGACGTGAACAAGGGCTGGCTCCAGAAGATCCGCGAAGGCGCAGCCGACCGCGTAATGGACGAAGTGGTCGAGGGTTCGAAAAAAGTCACCATCGGCGCAACCGGCGACTACAAGAGCCTGAACGGCCTGGTCTATGACCTGGTGCAATTGCTGGATCCGTGGCACCGCAGCCGTCCGGACTTGGTGGTCCTGGTCTCGCGCGATCTGATGCACGACAAGCTGCTTTCGGCCGTCGAGAAGGGCGCAGCGTCCAACGTGGAAGAAAACGCCGCTGACCAGATCCTGAGCAAGGCCCGCCTGGGCGGATTGCCGGTAGTCGATGCACCGTTCTTCCCTGGCAAGACTGTGTTCATCACCACGCTGGCCAACCTGTCGATCTATGTCCAGGAAGGCGGCCGCCGCCGTTACCTGAAAGACGAACCCGAGTACGACCGCATCGCAGACTACCAGTCCTCGAATGATGCCTATGTGATTGAAGACCTAGGTCTGGTCGCGCTGGCTGAAAACATCGAGGCGGTGTAATCCATGCTGACCCACGCCCAACGCATGCAGCTGCGTAAGCGCGCAGCTAAGGAGGCCGCCGAGGCCTCACCGCATGGCTCCATGGCAGGGGCCACCCGCTATGAGCTGCAGCTGGCCAAGCTGCTCCAGGACCGCCTACGCCTAAAGCAGATCCAGTCCACCCTGGGCAAAGCCGAACTCAAGCGGCAGCTCCTGCCGGAGTACGCCGACTATGTGGCCGGCGTGCTGTCAGCCGGGCAGGGCGCTCAGGACGAGGTGCTGACCACGGTGATGATCTGGCGTATCGATGCCGGCGACTTTGCCGGTGCGCTGGACATCGCGGCCTATGTGCTGGGCAAGGGGCTTGTCATGCCGGATCGCTTCGCCCGCACCACCGGCTGTCTGGTCGCCGAGGAAGTTGCCACCGCTGCGCTCAATGCACAAAAGACCGGCGACACCTTCGACCTGGACATCCTGAAGCGTACCGCTGAACTCACCGCTGAAGAGGACATGCCTGACGAGGCCAGGGCCAAGCTGTACCTGGCCATCGGCAAGGCTGAGCTGCACGGCATTGATGACGAAAGCATCGGCCAGCCTGGCCAGCTCCAAGCGGCCATCGATTCCCTGCAAAAGGCTATCGGCCTGCATGACCGCTGCGGCGGCAAAAAGGATCTGGAGCGCGCCGAGCGCCTCCTGAAGAAACACGCCGGAACTCCCGGCTAAACGAGCGTCCCACGCACCCCGCCGGCTCGGCGCGGATCGAAAAGGCCTGGCCTTGTTTCGTGAAGCGCCGACCACCGGCGATCTCTTTCTAAGGCGGCACCATGAGCGGTTTTATAGCAGTAGCCCAGGCCTCCGAACTCACCGTGATCAATGACGGCTGGTGGCCTAATATTGAGGCCAACCGGATCCGTGAAGGACACCGGATCGATTCAAGCATTACCGACACGCGTCTGCAGGTTGCGATTACCAGTGCCCTGATCTCCGCCAACCGTGACCTGGTCGCGTTCAAGGCGCGTAATACCGTGCTCGGTTATACCTCGCTGGCTGAGGTCCCATCGGATCAACTCAACGGAGTCAGCCTCCTGCTGCAGCTCTACAACCGCGCCGTGTCGTGCCTGGCCTGCTCGGAACTCTACGAGCGTTACCGCAGCTATGACACCACCAAGGCAGGAAGCCAAAGCGCTGACGAACTCACCCCCAGCATTGACGAGTACCGCCGCGATGCCCGCTGGGCCATCCGCGACCTGCTCGGCCTGGGCCGCAGCACGGTGGAGCTTATCTGATGGCCACCACTGTCCGTGCGCAGCAAAACGACACCCTCGACCGGCTCTGCTGGAGGCACTACGGCGCAACCGCCGGCGTCACCGAGCGGGTCCTGGAGGCCAATCCGGGCCTCGCCGAGCTAGGTCCCGTCTTGCCGATCGGGCACCCCGTCACCCTGCCAGACGTATCCACCACAGCCGCTGAAGCCCAAGAGGCACAGCAGGTGAACCTCTGGGATTGATCACCATGAATAACGAGAAGCCCACCATGCCTCCCGAGAATTTTGATATCTACGCCTGGCTGATCGCCCGGCTGCAAGCGGAGTGGAGCACGATCTATGCAGGCTTTCTGGGCTGCTCGGTTGCCGCTCTGCGCGTCCTCTACGGTGGCGGAAGCTTTCGCCAGGTCCTGCTGGAGGCCCCGCTGTGCGGAGCCATTAGCCTGGCCACCAGCTCCGGCCTGGACTTCTTTGGTATTGCCCAGAGCGCTGCGCCGTTCTTTGGCGGCGTTATCGGCCTGCTGGGTGTAGAAGGCGTCCGCCGCCTGGCTGACCGCTACCTGAGCAAAAAGGTGGAGGACGCCAGATGACCGTCACCTTAAAGCACGGCGACAAGGGCCAGCCCGTTATCGACCTGCAGAACGCCTTGAACAAGCAGGGCGCGCAGCTGCGACTGGACGGCATCTATGGCGACGCCACCGAACGCGCCGTAAAGGCTTACCAGCTCAAGGCTGGTCTGGTGGCTGATGGCATTGCTGGCCCCAAGACCCAGGCGCGTCTCTTGGGCATTAATGATGGCAAGCACCTGCAGCACAGCGATTTGGTCAAGGCAGCAGGTCAACTTGAGGTATCGCTGGCCAGCGTCTACGCCATCAACGAAGTGGAAAGCCAGGGTCAGGGTTTCCTGCCTAACGGTAAGGCCAAGATCCTGTTTGAACGGCACGTCTTCCGCGAGCGCCTCGAGGCGGCTGGTCATGATATCGGCAAGCTTGAGGCTCAGTATCCCAACCTGGTCAACGCCACAGCCGGTGGCTACGCCGGCGGTACCGCTGAATGGCAGCGCCTGGCCCTGGCCCGGCAGATCGATGAGACCGCTGCGCTGGAATCCGCCTCTTGGGGCGCGTTCCAGATCATGGGCTATCACTGGCAACGCCTGGGTTATGAATCGGTGCAGGCCTTTATGGCCGCGATGAGCGAGAGCGAGGGGCAGCAGCTCGAGGCCTTTGTGCGTTTCATCCTGGCTGACACCGTCCTGCATAGCGCCTTGAAAGCACGCAAATGGGCCAAGGTAGCCGAGCTGTACAACGGCTCGGGCTACAAGCGAAATCTTTACGACATCAAGCTGGCCCGCGCCTATGAGCGGCACGTGGCTGATGCCGCTGCGGAGGCCGCGTAATGAACCGGCTGCCGTCGCAGGAAGGCGACGTGTTTGTGTTTTCCGGATCCGCTGAGATTGAGTCTGCCAACGACCTGGGCGAGGCCTTGCACCTGGCCTTGCCGGGTGTGACTTGGCTAGCCTTTGGCGGCGATCCCGAGCAGATCGAACGGGTAGCACTCACGGCCGAGCAGTGGGAAAGCAGCTGGCTCGGATGGGCGCACGCATGAGCACGCTCAAGCAGCTTGGCTACGGCCTAGCCCTGCTCGTTGCTGTGGCTGCGTTTCTCTGGATCCAGCACCTACGCCTGGAGACAGCCGAGGCTGCCCAGGCCAGTGCCGAGAGCCGGGCGACCCAGGCCGAGCAGGACAGCCTGAGCCGGCAACAGACCATCGACACTCTTACCCACACGCTGCAGGGCGAGCGAGACGCCCAGCGGCAGCTGCAAACCGTCCAGGCCGACCTGCGCCGCGAGATCGATGTACGCAAGGCCCGACTCAAGGAACTGGAAGATGAAAACCAAGCGTTTAAAGACTGGACTGCTGGGCAGTTGCCTGACGCTGCTCGCCAGCTGCGGCAGCGTCCCGCCCTCACCGGCGCCGCAGCTTATCGTCAGTGGCTGTCCGGTAGTGACCCGCTGCACCCTGTCCCAGACCAGCCCAGCCCGTAACGGCGAGCTGCTCGAAGACATGGACACTATCGAGCACGACTGGGCTGTCTGCGCGGCCAAGGTCGACATGATCCTTGACCACCAGGAAGATCAGCATGAATAAGCCGGAAAGCCTGCGCGCTCACCTTATGGCCGCCGTGCCCGAACTCAGGCACAACCCCGACCGGCTGCTAGTCTTTATCGATCAAGGCAAGGTGCGCTGCACGGCGGCGGCCGGCCTGTCGTTTGAATATGGCTATAACCTGCAGATCATCCTGACCGACTTTGCCGGCCATCCGGATGCCGTCATGCTGCCGCTGCTGGCTTGGGTTCGGACAAATCAGTCGGAGCTGCTGGTTAACCTGGACAAGTCAGCCGAGGGCATCCAGTTCGAGGTGGATATTCTGGACCATAGCAAGGTGGACATGGCGATCACCCTGCCGTTGACCGAGCGGGTCATTGTGAAAAAACAGGATAACGGCACCTATTCCATCGAGCATGCCGGCGAGCCGCAGTACACCGAGGCCGAGGCGGCCGGTACTTATCAGGTGTATGCCGGCGGTGAGCTGCTCGCCGAATGGCAGACACCTGACGGCAGTGAAACCATGGCTCTAGAAACGCCCATGCCCAAGCGGAGCAGCTAGCCATGATTGACGATCTGACCGCGCTGGAAACCTGGCTTAATCCCTTACTGGCCAAGCTCGAGCCACAAGAACGGACCAAGCTGGCCAGGGAGGCGGCGCGCGAGATCCGCAAGAACCAAACCAAGCGCATCACCGCGCAAAAGAATCCGGATGGCTCCGCCTTTGAGAAGCGTAAACCGCGTGACTTACGCAGTAAGCAGGGCCGGATCAAGAAAAAGATGTTCATGAAGCTGAAGATGGCCCGCTACCTGAAGGCACAAGGTAGCGAGCAGGCCGTAACGGTCGGCTTTACCGGCCGTATCGCTCGGATCGCTAGGGTACACCAGTACGGCTTGAAGGACCGGGCTGAGCGCGGTGCGCCGAATGTACATTATGCACGGCGAGAATTGTTGGGCCTATCAGAGGATGAGCTTAAGGCCGTCCGTGATTTGATTATTGATCATATAAAAAACTAGCCGGAGCCATGAAAAGCTTGGCTCCGGCTTAGCTTGGCTAGCGGTCTTTCTTGTGGGAGTTGGTGTAAGGACTCTTGTCCTTTCTCACATATTCTGTAGGAGGTGGGGGAGGAGGTGGTGTTTTGCTTCCGTTGGTATGCGGTCTTTTCTCATCGTTGCTCATTTAACTATCTCCATTATTATGGTGATCACTGCGCACATCGCTAAAAAAACAGCACTAATAGAAAGTTCGCTGTAGCAATTATCAATATACTCAGCTTTTCTTTTATTTACCTCTGACAGCTCCTTAATTGTATTTACGTGCCAATAAATTAACTCGTCTCTTAATTTTTTACTATGTGAAAGCTTCTCAAACTCTCTTTTGGATTTGTTTCTTTTATCCTCGTAAAAGCAGATAAAATCAGCAGCATCCTGCCCACGTGGCAATACAGGACAGTCGCCTATTTTTAAAGCGAGAAGTGCATGCCACCAAGAAAAAGACGAAAACAAAATAGAGAAGATGAATATGGCTAATTTTGCCCAAGTCCAGGGTAGATGAGGCTCTAGATGAAAAAGAGCGCCACTTTTAAAACCTGCAGTAGTTCCTAAGGCACCTATGATTATCGAGAGAAAGGTAAGTAGCTTTGCAGCTTTGTTCTCGAGATGATTAAAGGTGTCAATCTCATCCTTATAGCGGTCCTTAAAATAATCCAAGGCATTCATCTAACACCTTTTTCCCTTTGCTAACCTCAAAGGCTATCTCACCTTGTAAACTAACTTTTTACAAGCTTAGCTAGCTGCACGCCTCGCTCGCCCCTCGCATCCTTGGCGGCATGAATGAATACGCCGCCCTTTCCCGCCTGATCGAAAACCTGATCCGCCTTGGCACCGTTGCCGAGGTGGACCATGGCAGCCTCGAAGACAACCGACCTCCACGCCTTCGCGTCCAGAGCGGCGAGCTGCTGACTGGCTGGCTGCCTTGGATCGCCTTTCGCGCCGGTACTGATACTGAGTGGGATCCGCCCACGGTAGGTGAGCAGGTCGTTGTATTCAGCCCCTCCGGACAAACCACCCAGGGTATCGTCTTAACTGGCCTGTTTAGTCAAGAGTATCCAGCCAATGCCGACCGCGCCGGCCTGCATCGCCGCTCCTATAGCGATGGAGCCGTGGTCGAGTACGACAGCCAGAGCCATACGCTTATGGCTACCCTGCCTGATGGCGGAAAGGTCAGGCTTACCGCACCCGGTGGCGTCTCGATTCTGGGCAACGTGGACATTACTGGCCTGGTTACCGTCTCGAACGATGTCATCGCGGCCGGCATCAGCCTGGTTAAGCACCCGCACGGTAACGTCGAGCCGGGCTCAGGGCAGTCGGGAGCGCCGCTCAAATGAACCGCAGCACCGGCCTCGCCCTGACCGACCTCGAGCACCTGCAGCAGTCCGTGGGCGACATCCTTACTACGCCCGTTGGGTCGCGGCTCATGCGCCGCAGCTACGGCTGCGACCTCTTCGAGCTGATCGACAAACCCTTAAACGATGCCATCGCGCTGGAAGCCAAGGCTGTGGCCGTCATGGCCCTGATGCGCTGGGAGCCGCGCCTGCGCCTGACCCGCATTGGTTTATCGCTGGGCGATAGGCCCGGCCAGGCCTTTGTCGACCTGGAAGGCTATAGCACCGTTAGCGACGCGGCCGTGAGCCTACGCGTTCCTCTAGCTTTTGGTGGAGTCTGATATGGCCAGCACCTTTACCCCCATCGATCTCTCCCAGCTACCCGAACCCACCATTGTCGAGCAACTGGACTTCGAATCCATTTATGCTGAGCGTAAAGCGGGGCTGATTGCCCTGTATCCAGCCGATCAGCAGGCCACCATAGCCGCGCGCCTGGAGCTGGAGTCCGAGCCGTTGGTCAAGCTCCTGCAGGAGAATGCCTACCGCGAGCTGCTGTTGCGTCAGCGCGTCAACGAGGCCGCCCTAGGCACCATGCTGGCCAAGGCCACCGGCACCGACCTCGAGCAGATCGCCGGCGGCGTCAACCTGATCCGCCTGACCATTACCCCGGCCGATACCACCAGTGTGCCGCCGATTGCTGCGGTGATGGAAGGCGACGATGCCCTGCGCGAACGCGTACAGATGGCCTGGGAGGGTCTCAGCGTGGCTGGCCCTCGCAATGCCTATATCCTGCATGCGCGTAATGCCAGCGGCCAGGTGGCTGATGCCTCGGCGGTTAGCCCTTCCCCCGCTGTTGTGGTCGTCACCGTTCAGTCTTACATCGGCGACGGCACGGCCTCCCCTGAACTGCTGGCCACCGTGGCCAAGGCGCTCAACGATGACGATGTGCGTCCGCTGGGCGACCGCGTCACCGTCCAGTCCGCCGAGATCCTGCGCTACAGCGTCAAGGCCCGGCTCTTTCTAGAAAATACCGGGGCCGAGTCAGAGCTGATCCTGCAGAGCGCGCAGAAGAACCTGGCCGCCTATGTGAACCGCCGCCGACGCCTGGGCGTGATCGTGGCCCGCTCCGGCATTGATGCAGCGCTGCACGTAGCCGGTGTGGCCAAGGTCGAGCTGGATGGCTGGGCCGATATCGTCCCCACCAACGCCCAGGCCGCCTACTGCACCGGAACCAGCGTTACTCTGGGGGACCAGGCATGAGCCTGCTGCCACCCAACTCCACCCGGCTTGAGCGACTTGCTGCGGAGGCCTTGGCCCAGATCAAGCACGTGCCTATTCCGCTGCGTGACCTGGTGGATCCGGACCGCTGCCCGCTGGAGCTGTTGCCCTATCTCGCCTGGGCGCGTTCGGTGGATCGTTGGGACAGCGCCTGGTCAGAAAAGACCAAGCGCGACGTCATCAAGGCCTCGTATTTCGTCCACTCGCACAAAGGCACCATCGGTGCGATCCGCCGCGTGGTTGAGCCGCTGGGCTACCTGATTCGCGTCCGCGAGTGGTGGCAGGAGTCACCCGAGGCAACGCCCGGCACCTTCAAACTGGATATCGGCGTGCTGGACAGCGGCATCACTGAGGAGATGTATGACGGCCTGGGCCTCTTGATCGATGACGCCAAGCCCCTCAGCCGCCACCTGACCGGCCTGGCCGTCAGCCTTGAAACCCGCGGCACGCCTTATATCGGTGTGAGCACCTACCAGGGCGAGACGCTCACCGTTTACGCCTATCAACCCGAAGCCATTGTGGTCGGCGGCAGCTACTCGGCCGGCGGCATCTCTCACGACATCGACACCCTGAGCATCTACCCATGAGTCAGACCTATTACGCCATTCTCACCGCTATCGGCGAGGCCAAGCTGGCCAACGCCGCAGCGCTTAACACCACCCTCAAGATCAGCAAGATGGCCGTAGGCGACGGCGGCGGTAGCGTGCCTACTCCTGACCGCAGCCAGACTGCGCTCAAGGGCGAATGGTATCGCGCAGGGCTTAACAGCCTGACCGTGGACAAGGCCAACAGCAGTCAGGTCATCGCCGAGCTGGTGATCCCCGAAACCACCGGCGGCAGCTGGATCCGCGAGATGGGCCTGATCGATGCGGACGGCAACCTGATTGCGGTGGCCAATACCCCGCCCAGCTACAAGCCACAGCTGGCCGAAGGCTCCGGCCGCACCCAGGTCCTGCGCATGGTCCTGATTGTCAGCAGCACTTCAAGCGTCGAACTCAAGATCGACCCGAGCGTTGTACTGGCCACGCGCGGCTATGTAGACGATGCGATCACCGTGGCGATCAACCGGCTGGACAACAAGCAGTCGGTCCGTGCGGCTACGACCGTCAACATCACCCTGAGCGGCCTGCAGACAATCGATGGCATTGCCCTGGTGGCCGGTGACCGCGTCCTGGTCAAGAACCAGACCACGGCCAACGGGAACGGGATCTATGTGGCCGGCAGCGGCGGCTGGCTTCGCGCGGCCGATGCAGACGAAAACGCTGAGGTCACACCGGGACTGACCGTTTATGTCGAGCAAGGCACAACGCAGGCCGACACGATCTGGAAGCTGACTACCGATGCGCCTATTACCCTGGGTAGCACGGCCTTGAGCTTTGCGGACATTACAACGGGCTATCTGGCCGTCAGTTCAGCCGCAACGCAGGAAGAAGCCGAGGATGGCACCGCAACGACGCGCTGGATGTCCCCGCTTCGTGTCTTTCAGGCGATTGCAAAAAAGATTGTTCAAGCCACCGAGGCCTTGGCCGGTATTGCCAGGGTAGCGACTCAGGCGCAAACCAATGCTGGCACTGATGACGCCACTATTGTGACGCCTAAGAAGCTGCGTGCTGGCTTTTCCATCAGCCTTAAGGATTCTGCAAGCTACATCGTGTTTCCGTCCTGGCTGGGTGGCTGGATCATTCAATGGGGCTGGGTCAATAGCAGCTCGACCGCGCCTTACTATCAGCTCACCTATCCGCTCGCGTTTCCCACGCTCTGTACGTGTTTTCTGCTCTCCCCCTGGAACGCGCAAACCACCGGCGCGATTTACACCCACTCAGGCCGTACCAGCCAGCCCAATATTTTCCGAGGCAGTAGCACAGTGAGCTATTCCTTTGACTGGTTTGCCATTGGCTATTAAGGAGTTATGCCGTGTCCAAGTTGTACAGTCCTTCTGATGCTGCCTTTTTCGATAGCAGCGTTCACAGCGTCATTCCCAAGGATGCCATCCAGATCAGCGATGCGCTCTATGAAACCCTACTCAAGGGCCGCTCCGTTGGGCAGGTCATTGTCCTGGACAGCCGTAGGATGCCTACGCTGTCCGATCCGGCTCCGGCGTCAATGGATGAGGTGAAAGCGGCAAAGCTCAACGAGCTGGAGACCGCTTGCGTAACTCAAATCACTGCCGGCTTCTCTTCAAGCGCCCTGGGTGAGACTTACACTTACCCGGCCAAGCCGACCGACCAGTCCAACCTGCAGGCCTCGGTACTGGCCTCGATCCTGCCCGGCGTCGATGAGACGTGGACCACCCCGTTCTGGTGTGCAGACACGCAGGGCAAATGGGCCTATCAAGCGCATACCGCCGCGCAGATTCAGCAGGTCGGTGTGGACGGCAAGAACGCGATCAATGCGGCCATTGCGCAAAAGATCGAGCTGGAACAGCAGGTGGAAGCAGCCAAGACCGCAGCCGAAGTGGCCGCTATCGTCTGGCCTCAAGATGAGGTAGCGGCATGATCCAGTTGGCCCTCTACAAGGCACCCGGTGATCTTTACGACCGGCTGATCCGAATCTGGACGCGCAGCCCCTACTCGCACTGCGAACTGATCCTGGAGGATGGCCGCTTTGCCAGCAGCTCACCGCGTGACGGTGGTGTGCGGGCCAAACTGATCGAGCCAGATCCGGCGGTTTGGGACTTCCTGCCGCTGCCCTGGGTAAGGGAAGAGATGGTCGAGGAGCTGCTGCAGGCCGAACACGGCTCAGGCTATGACTGGATCGGGATCCTGGGCAGCCAAATCTTGCCGGTCGGCATCCAGAGCCAGTCGCGCTGGTTTTGCTCGGAGTTCTGCGCTCAGGCGATTGGGCTGGAACAGCCGCAGCGGTATTCGCCAGGAAGCCTATTCGAAACTATGTCCTGGGCACTCAAATTAGACTTTAATAGTGTAGGTAGCTAACGATTAGGGATGCAGGTTGATATGCCGGGTCAGGAAAAACACGGTCAGACCAAGCAAGCGTTCTGGCTTGGGTGTGTAGCTCTAGGAGCCGCATCACTTCCACTCTGGTACATAATCGCGATGCAGGACAGCCAACACGAATACAAAGATATCGGGGTGTATTGCTCCATGATCCCGTTTGTTCTGGTCACGCTGTTTAGCGTGGTCCGACGTTGAAAGTTTTAGGTGTTTTGCCTGCTAAACGGCTGATAGGTTTCGGTAGTGCATAGCATTCATCCAGTCATCTGGCTGAACACTTCCGCTGGGCAGTTACCAGAGAAAATTGCTAGATAGGTCACATTTCACTTTTGTATCCTGCTCGCCTCGGCATTAACGGAATAAAGCCTGTGCGAGCCCTTCCTCACAAAATCAAAACCTTTCAAAAAGAGTTCAGCCTTTTGCCAGGCTATGCTTTTTCTATGCGCATATTCTGGCTGGTTGCACTGCTTGCCGCGCTGATTATTGGTTCATTGATCTTTAATGCGATCAACACCATTGTTTTCAAATCCCATACCTATTCTCATCTGCCCTATATCTCGTTGGGCTTTGAGTTTTTTGTTCTGATACCTAGTTTTTTGCAGGTCATATGCGAGATCGACCAGCAACGCTGCCGGCGGTTATATCCGCAGGTGAGGCCAACTGGCTTTCGTGCTGCGGTGACAATGATCAACCGAGCAAAATACGAGCGAATCGAAGCTCTGTTCGGCCCTCAGGAAAGCTTGGAGAAACTGGCTAAAGGCCTGATTGAAGAATGGAAGTGGCGACGCGAAATCCAGCTTAATGCTGGAGAAACAGACGTCCAAAAGGCCCGAAAATTCTTCCGCTTGCCGTCAGGTAGCAACCTTGCCACTTACCTCGCCGGGGTCTTGGCTATCGTGGCCGGTATTGTGGTGGCACTGATAGATAAGGATAGCTTCTATCAAGAGCTTCCCAATTTATGGGGTAGCTTTGAATTTTGGTACATCGCTCTCTTTAAATTAATCGTCATGCCTATAGCGATTTGTATCATCCCGCTCGCAGTTATCTGGAGCAGCATAAAAGCGATAGGCCGGATTCTCGCTGAGAGCATGGATGATGATTTTCTCAGCCAACCTAAATTCTACTCGTTCATCAAAGAGCTCCTGGAACTGGCTGATCGCAAAGAACGAAGGCTACTGCTTAAAACAACAGGCCGAGCCTATTGGTCGATTCGCCTTCTGACTGCTCCAATTCATAAAGTCCCTAGAATTTACAGAAATGTCCATCGCTCGAAGCGGCTGGCCAAGCTGAGAAAGGCAGGTTTGAAAAATCAGTTTATCAAAACCCAGGTGAGGCATTAATGCATGGATCAGCCAAGTATAGTGATACAAAGTTTGCCAGCCATAACAGGTCTTATTGGTGCATGTGTTGGCTTCGCAGGCTCTTTTCTTAATACGTTGTACAACCAAAAACAGACCCATAAACAGAGTCATAATCAACGCAAACGAGAAAGAATCGAGTCGCTATACAGGCTTATAGAAGTTACAAGATATGAAATACAAAGGGATCAAAAAAATACAATGCTTGCCGCGAATGGACACCATAGCGAGATAGAGCACTCGGCTACAATAGAGGGGAAGCTTCCAGCCTTCATAGAGATTGAGATGTTGATCGATCTCTACCTCCCGATCCTTAAAGAAGGATATCAAAACTTCGACAAGGCTCGATCTGAATTTAAAGCCATTTGTTCTCGGCTAGCAGATGAGCCAATGCAAAGCAAAAGCGCTGAAGAGCAACTAGCAGACGTTAATGAGTTGCGGTGGTACTTTGAAAATGTACAAGGCGAGCTTTATAAACTTCAGGCGATGCTGCCTGAGTTGATCGAGTCTTAATCTTATAAATCAACCGGCGCCCGATCCATCCTCTACCTAATCTTGTAAATCCTCTCCTTACAACCCGCGCCTGATGAACCCGGCGCGGGTTTCCCTCAGCCTTGCCGGTGTCATTCACCTGCGCAGGCACATCTCCAATGGCCGACTACTTACACGGCGTCCGTGTCCAAGAAATCAACGAGGGCACGCGCTTCATCTCCACTGTTTCAACCGCAATTGTCGGAATGGTCTGCACCGCAGACGATGCCGATGCTGCTGCTTTTCCCCTGAATACTCCTGTCCTAGTCACCAATGTCCAGACCGCCGCCGGCAAGGCTGGCACCAAGGGCACCATGGCCGAGGCTCTACAGGCCATCGCCGACCAGTCCAAGCCCGTCACCGTCCTGGTCCGCGTCCCCGAAGGCGCAACCGAAGCCGAGACCGTCTCCAACATCATCGGCGGATCCGCGAACGGCAAGTACACCGGCATGAAAGCCCTGCTGTCTGCCAAAGCTCAACTGGGCATTACGCCACGCATTCTGGGCGTACCCGGTCTGGATACCCAGGCTGTCACCGCTGCCATGGTCAGCATTGCCCAGAAGCTGCGCGCCTTTGTCTACGCGAGCGCCTGGAATTGCGAAACCATGGAAGAAGCGGTGGCCTACCGTAACCAGTTCGGTGCGCGAGAGCTGATGCTGCTCTGGCCTGACTTCCTGGCCTGGAGCACCTCGGCTAACGCCACTACTACTGCAAACGCCACAGCCCGCGCCCTGGGCCTGCGTGCGCAACTGGACAAGGAGGTTGGCTGGCACAAGACTCTGTCCAACGCCCCGGTCAACGGCGTCACCGGAATCAGCAAGGATGTGTTCTTCGACCTGCAGGATCCCTCGACCGATAGCAACTACCTCAACAGCCACGAGGTCACCACGCTGATCAACCAGAGCGGCTATCGCTTCTGGGGTTCGCGCACCACCACAGACGACTCGCTGTTCGCCTTCGAGAACTACACCCGCACCGCCCAGGTGCTCATGGACACCATGGCCGAGGCGCATTTCACCTTTGTCGACAAGCCCCTGCACCCGAGCCTGGCCCGCGACATCATCGAGGGTATCAACGCCAAGCTGCGCGACCTGACCGCCCAGGGCTACCTGCTCGGCGGCGAGTGCTGGTACGACGAAGAGGTAAATACCAAGGACACCCTCAAGGCTGGCCAGCTGCGTCTGGACTACGACTACACCCCAGTCCCGCCCCTGGAAGACCTAACCCTGCGGCAGCGCATCACCGACTCGTACCTGACGAGTTTTGCCGACCGCGTGAATTCCTAACCCTTTTGCATAAGCGCGCTGAAAGGCGCGCTCAGGAGAGCTGCCGCTATGGCCCTGCCCCGCAAACTGAAAAACATGAACCTCTTTAACGAGGGCTACAACTACCTCGGCGAAGCCAAGAGCGTCACCCTGCCCTCGCTTGGCCGCAAGATGGAAAGCTACCGAGGCGGCGGCATGAACGGCCCCGTCAAGGTCGACTTTGGCATGAGCGACGATGGCATCCAGCTTGAGTGGACACTGGGTGGCCTGGACGTCACCGTGCTCAAGCAGTTCGGCATGACCAATGCCAGCGGTGTGATGCTTCGCTTTGCCGGCTCCTATCAGCAGGACGATACCGCTACCGACACGTCCGTTGATATCGTGGTTCGCGGCCGTCACGAAACCATCGAGATGGGCGACGCGGCCCCAGGTGAAGACACCGAGCACAAGATCACCACCACCTGCACCTACTACAAGCTCACCGTCGACGGTGAGGTCGTGATCGAGATCGATCTACTCAATTTCATCGAGAAGGTTGGCGGCGTTGATCGTCTTGAAGGCCAGCGCAAAGCGCTGGGCATGTAAGCCCATTTTTCGATTTAGAAATTTCTAAATTCCAAATGTGCCCGTTTCGGCGGGCACTCTGATAAGGAGCGTTTTCCCATGACTACCCCAGCCCAAGAGCAGGCCGTTACCGCTGAAGTCAAAACCACCCCGCACACTATTGTCCTGGACGAGCCCATCAAGCGCGGCGAGCAGGTCATTGACCAGATCACACTACGCAAACCCAAGGCCGGCGAGCTGCGCGGCATTGCCCTGTCCGATCTGCTCAAGTTGGATGTACTGGCCGTAATGAAGGTCCTGCCGCGTATCAGCCTGCCCAGCATTAGCGAAGCCGAGGCCCGCTCCATGGATCCGGCCGATCTGGTCCAGGTGGGGGTACAGATCTCCGATTTTTTGCTGCAGAGGTCGCTGAAGGTGGAGCTCTCCCCCGACGCGTAGAGGATGCGATGGCGGATCTCGCCATCACCTTTCACTGGCCACCGGCCCAGCTGGATGAGCTGGGCCTGGCCGAACTGATGGAATGGCGTGAACGCGCCCGGCAACGAGTGAGCCCCGATGGCAGCCAATAGCCTACAGATCCGAGTGCTGCTATCGGCACTCGACAAAGTGACCGCCCCGCTTAAACGCATCATGGCCGGCAGCAACAGCACGGCCAGGGCGCTCAAGGCTGCCCGCGACCAAGTCAAGGCGCTGAATGCGCAGCAGTCTGATATCTCAAGTTATACCCGGCAGCATGACGCCGTCCGGCAAACCGGCGAGGAGCTTGCCCGCGCACAGCAACGGCTCAGGCAGTACCAGGAGCAACTCAAGGCTATGGACGCCCCGTCTGCAGCCTTTCAAAAGACCTTTATCAATGCCAGCGCGGCGGTGGATCGGCTCAAGACCAAACACGGCGAGCAACGCGCCGAGCTGCAGCGGCTGATTCCCAAACTACGCGAAGCCGGGATCGATACCCGTAACCTTGCCGAGAGTGAAAAGCAGCTCAAGACGCGCATCGATGCCGCCAACGAAGCCTATAAAACGCAAAAGGAACGCCTGGCTGCCGTAGCGGCCAAGCAGGAAAAGCTGGCCAGGGTAAAGGCCAGCTACTCCAAAGGCCAGGAGCTTGCCGGTAGCGCGGCCATGCTGGGAGCCAGTTCTGCGGCTACAGGAGCTGCGCTCGGTGGCCCCATCGTGGGCATCGTCAAGAACTACTCAAGCTTTGAAGATGCCATGCTCGGTGTCGCCAAGCAGGTTGAGGGCGCACGCGACGACAACGGCCAGCTCACCAGTACCTATTACGAGATGGGTGAGGCTATCAAAAAGATGTCCGAGACCATCCCCATGGCCTCGACCGAGATTGCAGCCCTGGTTGAAGGCGGCGCTCGGATGGGCGTCCAGGGTAAGGACAACCTGCTCGAATTCGCACGCGTAGCGGCCAACGCGGCTACGGCCTTCGAGCTGCCGGCGGATGAGATCGGTGAGAACCTGGCCCGCATTGCAGACCTCTTCAAGGTGCCGATCAAGAACGTCAGCCAGCTGGGCGATGTGATCAACTACCTGGACGACAACGCCAAGTCCAAAGGCGCAGACATTATCGATGTCATGCAGCGCGTAGCCGGTGTCGCCGCTTCGGTAAACATGAGCTACAAGGACGCCGCTGCGCTCGGCAGTACCTTCCTAACGTTGGGATCTTCGGCCGAGGTTGCTGGTACAGCCACTAACGCCATGATCCGTGAACTGGCCATTGCCAATGAGCAGCCCAAGCGATTCCAGGCAGGCCTCAAGGCCCTGGGCATGGAGTCCAAGAAGGTTCAGAGCGGCATGGCCAAGGATGCCACCGGGACCATTCTCAAAGTGCTCGATGCGCTCAAGAAACTACCGCAGGAGCAGCAGCTGACGGTTGCGACTCAACTGTTCGGCAAGGAATACGGCGACGATGCCTCGAAGCTGGCCAACAACCTGGAAGAGTACCGCCGGCAGCTGGAATTGGTGAAAAGCACCAAGGGCAACGGCTCGATGCAGCGCGAGAGTGATATTCGCGGAGATGCGCTGTCGGCTCGGGCGCAGATGTCCCAAAACCGCCTGTTCAACCTGTCGGCTGACCTCGGAAAAACGCTGCGCCCTGCCCTGATCGATATCATGGACAAGCTCAACGGTGTCCTGGAAAAGGTGACGGCCTGGGCCAAGGCTAACCCTGAGTTGGTCACGACTGTCCTGAAGGTCACCGCCGGCATTGCGGCTGCCTCCACGGCCTTTGGTGTACTGGCCCTGGGACTTGCTGGAGTCATGGGGCCGGGCCTTGCCATTCGCTTCCTGTTTGCTCAGATAGGCGTGCGGATTCCCAGCCTGATTGGGCTCCTGACGAGTCTAGCCAAGAATGCCCTACCCATGGTGGCAACCGGGATTCGCATAATCGCGGCGGCGGCAGTAGCCAACCCTGTCGGCCTGCTCATTACCGCATTGGTGGCTGGAGCCATGCTTTTGCTGGGGTATTGGAAACCTGTAAAGGCCTTTTTCACTGGCTTCTGGCAGGGCTTCACGGAAGGGCTTGCTCCACTGCAGCCCATGATTGCAGGTATCGGCGCGGCCCTGGCCCCGCTCAAACCTATCTGGGACGGCATCTCGACTGCCATGGGAGCGGCTTGGAACTGGATCAGTCAACTGGCCCAGCCTTTCCAGGCTACGGCAACCCAGATTGAAGGGGCCACGCAGACTGGACGTGTGTTCGGTCAATGGCTGGCCGGCCTGGTCAACCTACTGGCTGGCCTGCCTGGTCAATTCGCTGCGTTAGGCGGCATGCTGATTGATGGCTTGGTCAATGGCATCACCAACAACCTGAGCAAGGCAAAGGACGCCATCATGGGAGCCGGCGGTGCGGTAATCGACTGGTTCAAGGAAAAGCTCGACATCCACTCGCCTAGCCGTGTCTTTTCTGAACTGGGCGGTTTCACCATGGCAGGCCTTGCCGTTGGACTGGCGAGAAATGAGGACGGCCCGCTCTCCCAGATGGCTGACACGGCCAAACGGCTGACGGCGGCCGGCGCGGTTGCGCTAGGGGTAGGCGCTACCGCCCTACCGGCCATGGCAAACACACAAGCTGGCATTACGTTTGATGATCGCCCTCCGGCTACGGTGTCCGCTGCGCCCAGCATGGTCAGCCAGGATACCTACCAGATTCATATCCATGCAGCACCTGGCATGGATCCGCAGGCTATTGCCAAAGCGGTACGCGCTGAGCTGGCCAGGATTAATTCGGAAAAATCGGCACGTGGCCGCAGCAGCCTACGAGACCAGGAGTAATCCACCATGATGATGGCCCTAGGACGTTTTATCTTTAGCCTCTCCACCCTGGCCTACCAGGAGCTGCAACGGCAAACCGAGTACCGGCACGCGAGCAGCTCGCGTGTGGGGGCGCCGCC